TTGATCGAGTAAAGAGCTCGTCGGTGTAATGGCTGATTACCGCGAGTTTCTTGGGAGTCATTGTTTTAGAGGTAAGACCCGCTCCCTTTACGGGGATCGCCTCACCCTCGCCAACGAACTCACCATCGATTGTTGGAGTCGCCGCGCGCATGGGTACCTTAATCGATCCATAGGTTCCAAAATCGAAACGGTTCAAGGGTAGGTTTGGAATGATCGACGCTGGAGTCAAGAGGTCCATAAATCCGAGGTATCCCTCTCTGACTAACTCCGCCGCCCATCCGTCGGTCGTAGTGTCCGCGATGGGTTGCGCCGCCTTCTGAACAAGACCGGCGACGGCCTTAACGCGATCATCGTGGCCGAAACGCTCCTCGAGACACATAGCGATAGGCTTCCTGGTCTCGAACGATTCGATCGCCGCGACTGCGTTCGCAACAATCAGATCGGCCGGGCTGTCGATCCATCCCTTCGTTGACTTAACGAAAGAGGGAGCAGACACGGGGCTCTCTGAAACCGGGGTGGCGTTTGCCATCAACGCGTTTTCAACGCGACGCAAGCGATCAAGATCAGCAACACCCTTCTCGACTTGCTCGGTACTTTCGTCCATAGCATCGATAAGGGTTTGGTCTGCTGGATTTTCCTCGATAGATTTCGCGAGGTTCTGCAATGTGTCGCGGTTGTCGTTCAAAGACTTTTCCGCCGCGACGATTTGGTCTGATAAAGACATATCAATCATCCTTCTGATTTAGGGTTTGGTTTGCTTTGGCGATCGCGGCGGCCGCGCGATCCTTTGCGTCGAGTGACCTGGCCTCGAGCTCGAGCAACTGCTCCTCGTCGACCTCGACAATCTCGTCGCTGTACTGCTTCACGCTTGCGATTCCTGCGCCGGCATTGGCCGGAATCGACACGAGTGAAAGTTCTAAAATCTCGAACGCCTCAAAAAGCCGACCGCTTGCGGTGGCTTTGGATTTGGTCGCTCTGAATCCAATCGAAAGTCCTCGGAGTAACCCGGCTTTGACTTGTCGCCAGGTTCGCTCGACGTAGGAGAGACCGGAGTCTTTCGCGATCGATGCCTCGATAAAAATTCCGTCGTCGGCAACTTCCGCCCTGGTCACCATCCCGACCGGCTGGTTGTGGTCGTGTTGCGCCAGGAGAGGAAAGGGGACGGTGAACGTCGCGCCTTTGGGCAATACGACGTCGCCCTCTCGATCTGGCTCCGGAGTTGAGGCGATCCCGCGAATCACCCGCTCCTCCTGGTCGAAACTCTTAACCTCGAAAGTTGAATAAAGTTTTTCGGACATGGGTTCCCTCCGCTCGCATAGCGACGCACTGACCCCATCGGGAAACGTCTCGGCCGCTGTTTTCCAGGAACCATCGACGCCTTCCCTCGGATCGAACTGGGGCAAGATGAAATGAGTGATAAGACCGTCGTCCTCTCGGAATCTGACCGTCTCGGATTTGAAGTTGTTGGACTGAGCCCAGGCGACCGCCTGGCTTTCGGTGAACTGGTTAGCGTCGAACCAAACCGCTTGAATTTGTAGGTCTGCCATTTGCGCGCACTCGTCCATTAGACGAGGTCGGATCGCTATGGCTACCGTGCCCCCGATTCTTTTTCCTGATCCAACTAGGCTCGCGAGTTCTGCTCATGGAGTATCGATTGGATCTACAGGTTCCCGGTATTAAAACCCAGGTTTTAAGGAAATGGCAAACACGCGGAAACCCGCATAGATACTAGGTTTAATGGGGGGTGTTATAGAATCTATTGCCGGTTGTTGCATAACCAGTAATGTTCAAATTATACTAACGCCATACCGACAGGGGACCAGGGAGGTCTACCGGGTAAACAACCAAAGAGGGTTACAACATGATTACCGTATTACACGCAAACGAAAGCATTCTCCGCGAATCTTTTGCTCTGGGTTATGGGACCACGATGGAGCAATTGATCTCTCACTACATCGATGGGAACTACGACATCGCCGGGGAGATCGACACCGACGACCTCAATGTCGCCTTTGCCAAAAGTCAAAACGTAAATGGTCCCTGGGGTGATGAAGGACAAAGATCAACGTCGGTCGGCGATATGCTGAAAAACAGGAACGGCGATATCTGGCTCGTGGACGTCACTGGAATGCTTCAAATAAGGAAGGGCGCGTGAGCGCCCTTTCGACAGGAGAAACAGAAATGAAAAAGCAAATCAACTCAGTATTTGTCGTGATGGTTTACAGGGAGCGTTCTCAGTACCGAGCCGCCCTTGGAGCATTTGACAACAAGGAAGGTGCTGAAAGATTGGTTCAGCAACAACTCATGCAGGGAGACGTTCGCGCATGGATCGAAGAAATCACTGCTTACTTTGGAAGTGACTCTGAATGAGCGCCTTTTCTGTTATCGGCGTCTATCACGCCGACCATCGCATCGCTCACGAAACTTTCATGCTCGAGCGCGGGACCGATATCGAACGGATAGCTCTCCATTGGAGAAATCGGGATTACACCCTGGTCCGCCTATTCGAGGCCCAAAGTCTCGACGCCGCATTTTTGGCAAGTCAGAACTGCGAATTCCCTGGAGAGAATCCCGATCAACGGGAGACACGCGTCGGCGACATCTTCGACAAAGACGGCGAGCTCTGGGTCGCCACTCCAACCGGATTCATCCAGCTAAACGACTGAGGAGAAACGACAATGGTTATCGCAAGAAAACTCGACGCCCGAGAAGAACGCGCCCTTCAGAATTTGAAGGCGATTTGGAACGAACGAAAGGAGACCCACAACCTTACCCATCGAGACGTCAACAAGGCTATGGGTTGGTCGAACTCGGTATTCGGTCAATATCTCACTGGCCGCATCGCACTAAACCCGAAAACAGTAATGGCCCTGGCGGATTACTTCTACTGCTACCCGACCGACATTGATCCTAAGCTCAAAGTCCAAACTAAAGAGAGCCAGGTCGACGTCGTCGCCCACGCTGTTCTCCTGGAACCCCAGGCGAAAAAGGACCTCGCGTTTCTTTTATCCAAGCAACTCGCAACGACGGATCAAATGCAACTTATGAAAACGCTCGTTGACGAAATCACCCAATCCAAAAACTAATATCGTCCGGGATGGTCTCGGGTTCGACCACCAGGGGATAAACCGCCTGGAGTAATGCCAGGAGCGCGTCGACCTTGGGACCATGCTGTTTCGGTTTCTGAACTTTCCGATTCCCACTCGCGTCGCTTATCACGATCGCATTACCGAGCGCCATGTTCATTACCGGGTGGTTATCGAGTCGGAGGCGTCGCTGTAACATCGTCGTCTCTAATGCCTGGACCCTGGGGCTCATTGACTGATAACCCTGGCGGACGTTTACCCACTCCGACGCATTACCAAACCCAACTCGCTCCGCCGCCTGGCGAAACTCCTGGATCTGCCAATCATCAAACTGGATCGACGCCAGGACGACACCCTGATCCTCGAGAATGTTTTTCAGGGTCTCGCAAACCTGAGAATAGTCGACGACGTCCCCAGGTGGCGCAAACAAATAACCCTCCGCGATCCATCGGTCATAAGGAACTTTATCCCTCCTGGCGCGCTCCTCCGCTCCACCTCGAGGGGTAAACGCGAAAGTCTTAACGTGGATCGTCTCATCAGCGTCCGCCGCGCATATCACCGCCGCGGATAAGTCGTTTCGCCTCGAGAGATCGAGACCCATATGGACAGACCTCGAATCCCGGAACACATCCCAATCAGAATCGAAATTGTTATCCGCCACAATGTTCGGCGCAAACGCCAGGGACTCGAGCGCGACTCGCTGATTTAACAAAAGGTTCCTGGCCTCCGGCTCGAACGATGGCAATCGCGACGCCTGGAGCAACTGCTCCCGGAGATCCGACTCCGAACGAAAAAGACCGAGCGCCGGGTTTGCCTTGCGCCACTGCTCCTCGTCCAGGATGTCGCAATCCTTTTCCGCGGCGTACAGGTGGACCACCGTCTTTTCGTCCTTTGAAACGATCGCGTCGTCGATCAGTGTCGAGAAAA